TTGCTAGGGGTACGGCTCCATGGGGTGGACTCCCATTGTAAAAATATCTCCATACGTTGTCATCTACGGCATACGCAGCCATATCATCTACCGGTTCGTTAGTTCTACCAATCCCAGGAGCAGCAAGCCATGACGCTTCAAAACGCGTATTGGTTGGTGTAATGCTTGGTGTAATGCTCGGTGTAATGCTGGGGGTTGGTGTATTGCTCGGTGTAATGCTGGGGGTTGGTGTAATGCTCGGTGTAATGCTGGGGGTTGGTGAATTACTAAGTGTAACAGTAGGTGAATTTGTTGGTGTATTGGTTGGTGAAGGTGTTTGAGAGGGTGTCTGTGTTGGTGTAGGTGTCTGTGTAGGGGTTTGAGTAGGTGTAGGTGTTTGTGTTGGGGTTTGAGAAGGTGTCTTGGTTGGTGAAGGTGTTTGAGAGGGAGTTTGTGTATTTGAAGGTGTTTGAGAGGGTGTCTGTGTTGGTGAGGGTGTCTGTGTTGGTGAGGGCGTCTGTGTATTGGTTGGTGAAGGTGTTTGGGTTGGTGTTGGTGTGCCTGTAGGTGTCTGTGTTGGGGTTTGAGTAGGTGTAGGTGTTTGTGATGGGGTTTGAGAAGGTGTCTGAGAAGATGTAGGGGATTGTGTTGGAGTATTTGAAATGGTAGGTGTTTGTGTTGGGGTTTGAGAAGGTGTCTGAGAAGATGTAGGGGATTGTGTTGGAGTATTTGAAATGGTAGGTGTTTGTGTTGGGGTTTGAGATAGCGTTGGAGTATTTGAAGGTGTTTGTGTAGGTGTAGGTGTCTGGGTAGGTGTGCCTGAAGGGGTGGGCGTAGGTGTAGGAGTTCTCGTAGAGGTAGGTGTTCTTGAAGGCTCTTGGGTTACAAGGGGTAACAATCCTGAGTTGGAATTAATTTTAAATAAAAACTGTTTAGCCACGGAAGTATTTAATTTAACATCAATGTTTTATCAAGATCAGGTATATTAGTTATATCTGCATTAAGGATAGATGCTAGATATGATTGAATATTATAGATATTTTCTAGTACTCTATTAACTATCGCATTGCTTACATATTCATTACAGCCTATAAAATAATTTATATCTTGTTTTATAGTAACGCTTTCTAATTCATTAGGCGTTAAATAGCGTGTACCGTTAAACGCTATATTACCATAGTTATCTCTTTGGGCTAAGAATTTACCAACTATTTGATCTTTAAGTCTAATTAAATTTACTAGTAATTTAGAAACAGATTTATTAAAAACCCAGCTTTGAATGTATTCATGCTCTGATAATAAAATGTCTTGTAAAGTATATACGTCAAAATTATTAATAGATAAAATATCAAATAGATTTAAATTATCATAAAAATAACTAATTTTACCTTTTGAATTATTAGTAGAAAAAACTATATTTTTATCACCATCTATTGATGATGCAGAACTAAAGCAGGTAATATTTTCAGCTGTATTAAAATTGTATAGATAGAAAAGATATCTGCCTACTAGCTGCGTTGGATTATTAACTAGCTTTTTATAAACATTTTTATCTGAAATTACATAAAATATATTATTATCGTATTCTGAAAAGGATAATTGTATGAAGTTTTCATCGCCTGTTTTTATACTTGAAAGATCAATTATTTCATAATTTTGAAAATTAATATCATATTTTAAAATTTTGTCTTTATTAGTAAGAATATAAGCTTTTCCGAAATTATCAATTTTTATATCTACCGGATATACATTGAGAAAATCTCTTGTTAGTCTAAAAGTTTGCTTCCAGTTTAAGTTAACATCAAATTGTTTTATGCAGCTATTTCCAGAATCAAGAACATAAATTGAATTATTGTAACATGTAATGCTTTGAGGGTTATTAAATTCTGTTTTAGTTATTGAAGTACCAAGACCCCCTATAGAATTAAGATATATTAACTTTTCGTTCGTTATGTTATTAGAAGTTGTAAATCCTGATGCATCGTATTTCACTAAAATATTGTTTAAATTATCTAAGACAAAAATATTATTATTATATCTTACAATAGATTTAATATTTAAAAAAGTAACATTATAAGGGGGTTCAATCTGATTAGTACTGAATACATCTTTTATAATAGAGGCATCTTTACTAATATTAAAAGCGTTGATATTACCTTTGTAACCGCAAAAAATATAGTCATTATTATTATCAATATTAGAAACAAATAAAATTGATTTAGTAAAGTCCATATTAACATATAAGCTATCAGCTGAAAGATATGTAAACTGTGAAGTTGTTTTTTGTTTATATACATTGAGTTTATTTGAATTAGCGGTAACGCCTATAATGGAAGTAAAGTAAGATGAAACAGGGATAATATTAGAAAGGACTTGTGTGTTTTTATACAAATAAAGAAAATTATTATACAAATTTTGTAGCTTTTGATTTATTAAAGTACCTGAAGAGGTATCGTTAGGTTGAATCTTTATAGCATCCATATTATGAGGAAGAGTTAAATTTTGTATAAGAACTCTATCGTATAATAAACCTGATTCTTTTACTATATCTTTTATTTTCATGAATCACTCCATTTAATATTTCTTAATTTTGAGTACGCAGGTACTGATTTACCAATAAGATTAACTATTCTTTTTTCAAGTTCTGTTTGTAAATTTTTATCTTTAATTCCGCTACTTCTTAAATTTAAATCAAATACAGTAGATTTTGAGCCAGGAGTTGACACTTTGAAATATCTTTCTATTTCTTCTATATAATTACGTCTACCACAGGCTATATCAAAATTAATATCCTGAAGATTCATATTCAGTCTTGTATGCATTAAAATATCGTAGTCTAGTAGTGGTTTATTATACAAATAAAAATTCTTAACTATAAAGTCGTTAGCAAGAAATGAATTGTTCTTTAAATAACTAAATAAAGGTATACCGTATGAGTAGCTAGAACTGCCAACAATTATAGGTTTACTAAACATATCGCTAAATTTATATTTTCTAGGTGTAAATAAGGTAAATCCTGCAGGCTGACCGTCAACAAATAAACCTAGATAACCTTGATAACTGTCAAATCTTATAGCAAAATTATGGAACCCTCTATCCAGGCCAGATAATGGATATATAACTTCTTCTGTTATTATATCGTTTCTATTTGTAGGGTTTATTAATTTTACTTTTGCATTGATTGTATTTTCACGATATTTGTCGTTTATGTAAGAACGCAAAAAGCTATCGTTTGATACGTTCATACAAACATCTTCAACAGGATTAAAAGATTTTGAAAAATCAGAATTAAAGGTTACAATATTAGTATAAGCAGAAGAAGTTACGATGTCGCTCACTGAAATTCCAGCAGAATAAACTGATGATAAAGCTGTTGAAGTAGAAAATTTGCTACCAGCTATAGCAGATGTAGCGTAAAAATTCATAAACGTAGGTTCAAATTGTTTTATAGAATTGCTAATTACATTTCCATAAGCATCTATTTTATAAAAAAATAATTTATCTTTATTTGTCTTACTGCGCCCAACAAAAAATGTAAATTTATTATAATCATTATCTGAAAAATCTGCACCAAATTTTACTTTGTAGTTTAAATAGTCGGTATTTGTAATTGTACCAGAGAGTATAAACTGCCTATCAGATGTAAATTTAGCATATTGATTATTATTATATAAAATCCAAATATTACTATTAAAATCTATATTAAAGTCTTCTATTTTAGTATTTGAAAAGAATGAACTACACAATGTAGAAGTAGCAGTATTAAATTTAGACCATTTATATATTTGATTATTGTTAGATAGAAAAAAGATATCTGTTCCTATTCTTTCTGACTTTAGACCTGGTGTGAGGTATACCTTATCTACACCGTTCTCTGTATACAAATTTATTGTTTTAAGTAAATTTAAATTACTAGTTACTATGCCTTTACGTTCAATATTATTAGTAATATCAATTACGGTATTATCATATATATTATATTTAAGAATTTTATTTTGTACTGAAGGCAGTGTAGTGTTGTTAATTAACATGTAAACATTCTTTTCATCATAATCATAGCTAAGTAAATTTTTAATTTGAAAATTCTCATCGTTCGTTGTTTTTCTTATTTCGGTATTTGAGATATTGAATTTACGAATAGTGTTGTCGTTAAATATTACAAAATAATCGTTAAGACCTTGCTGTCTTATTGAACCGATTGGTAGTGCGTTAAGTTCTATATTGTTTAATATATCGCTATTAATATTAGTAATTTTTATTGCGCTAGGTGTAAAAAAGAATAGAGTAGGTGTAACAATATTTGTATTAAATAAGCCAAAACCGTCTGAATCATAGTTACCTACTAATTGGTACCCTAGTGGTTTAGACCAATCAGAGCTATATGCATCAAAAATTAACGTGAATTGATTTGTATTTTGTATAGCTGAAAGAGACGTAGTTATACCATAGCGGTCGCTATAAAAAGGATATTCAGGATTTACTGGATCGTATGTATATACATTAGAACCATTAACAAATTTGTAAGTGGCTAATCGATTAGCAACAAGACTAGAATTAAAAATTTTAATAAACCGTCTACAGTCTTCTGGCCCGTAGTGGTGATAGGCGTAGTAAGTACCCTTTTCAAATATTAAATCTGATGGCTTATCAAAAACATCGACATCGTCAAGCAATTCTTTAGCTTTATCAGTTAAGCATTCGAATATTGAGATATATCTTATAACTTTAGGTTCTCTAGTCGTAAGAGCAGCGACGAAAGAAGTAAGCTTAGGATTGTAGTATCTATCTACCCAAATAGGTTTGTCTTCAACATTACAGTTACCAGATAACCAGGAACACAAAAATGTACCGGTTGTTTCATCAATAGTATCTCCGTAGTGTGATGTATATTTATAATCTGCTTTTTTCTTAAAAATTTTATCTGATTTAAGAGGGTGGTCGCCTGCTATTGCACCTGCTTCAATTAATCCTGAATCAGCAACATTTAACCTCTCAAACGGATAAAACACTTGCGGTACATGAAAATAAGTTACTTTATCCTTTTCTAATAAAATTTTGTTAGTATAACTTTCATAACCAACAGATATATTATCGTTACCTAATTCTTGATTTGACCCGGTAAATAGGGTTTTATAATCTCTCATGAAGATTTCATCTTCATTAAAGAACGGATTATTTCTAGATTGATAATTTTCCGGTGTATTAGTATTTTTCAGAGATAAAATATTAAAATCTATATAATTAGAAGATATATTGGTATATTCAGAATTTACCAATAAATTAGTTCTTATGTTTGCAAAACTATTAAGAGAATTTATATCTTGTGAATTTGTTTTAAAATTTTTATTGTAGCTTATCCAGGGATCAAAGAATTTTGTAAAGTTTGATGAAGAACCTTTAGAGTTAACTCTAAAAACTGATTGCGTAGAAAATGAAGTATAATCACTGCCGGTTAATGCTTCTTTTAAAAATAATCCTTGTGTAACTGGAGAAAATGTAACGTATTTTAAATTATCATCGATATTTTTTATGAGCAAAATAAAATTATTTTCTTTATCATATACATACAAGAATATCTGAGGACTATATTCTAAAAAGCTGTCTTGATTTGTAGTTGGTGTGAAATATAAATTTTCATTATAATCTACAGTAAGATACCGTATAACATTATTATTTTCGTGTGATATCTTGCATAGTTTATCGCTTAGATATTCAAATTGAAAGAGATATTTGTTATTAAAAAAACTATAGTTACCTGTTAGTGCAACATTAGCTACCGGTACATCTACCGGGGGCTCCTGTACAACCCAAAATTTTGAATTAGGTGTTATTGAACCTATAGCTTCTGTTGCAAAGTATGTAGTAAAATTTTGATCAGGTATTGACTCAAGCTTTTCAATATTAACAGCGCTAGATAAATGTATACTGTTTGTAAGAATTAAATTAGAAAAATTGTTTATACTATTATCATTAAAATCTTTAAACAGCTGATTCTTAGGTATTTGAATGAATTCTTTTGTGAACGTTATGTTCTCATTGAATTGCAGTTTGTTATCGTATGGGTATCTGGAGGATAATCCGATAAAATTAGTCGAATCTAATTTAAATACCTCCATATGTATTATTTATATAATTAACTGGATCTTAGAACAAGTACACCGAAACCTGTGGTAGATAAGGTAAAATCATAATCAAGAGATGTGAGCCTTGTGAATTGTGTATAATTTGCTTGATCTAGCCCAAACCCTTCAAATTTGCCTGTAATATATACATCTCTGCCAAGTCTTGCGGCGGTGAATTTAGGAGCAATATGAACAGAATCGAAATCTGGGTTAGGAATAGTACCGGGATCTAAGTTTGCGGATTCAATATCTGGGTTAGGAAGAGTACCGGGATTTAAGTTTGCGGATTCAATAGGTGTAAAGTGAAGAGCGCAATTATTTTTTCTTATTCCAAATCCAGGAACGTAAATACCACCTTTAAAACCGGACACATCTCCAGCTACATACCATCTGTACGTACCATCGATATTAAGACCTCTTGCAAAACATCTACTTGCATTAGGATCACTAGAGCTATCATGAAGCTTTGTAAAATACCCCGGATAAATTATATTTGCTCCAGGGCGTTGTGCATCACTATTTGTAGCACATACCCCATATACTAGCGTCCATAGAGCTCTAGATCGATAACCATAACCGACCCCAAGTTGACCGAAAAAATTATTGCCAGTTGCGTAAAGAAGATATTTACCAGCTGAATAACCTGAAGGCAAATTACCTTGTGGGGGTAAATTACCTTCAGGAGTAGCTAAAACCCATGACGCTAAGTTACTTGTCTTGGGGCAAAAAGCTACAATACTACGATTACTATTGTAAGGTGAAACGGTTGGAGATAGTACACCTGTACCTGCAGCGCCGCGCAAAGAAGGATCGCCCCCGGAGTAGCCATAGCCTGGTAAATATCTCCCTATTGCTGTAAAGGTATTATAAGCACTAGGTGGTTTACTACCAGAAGGATAATAAAATCCGTCGCCTTGGCCTGCAGGATTCCACCCCCCGACATCACCACTACCCGCATAATAAACACCTGGTGGAGTCGAGTTATCTATTGCAAAAGAACCAAAGTAACCAGTTCCAAAATCAGCAACATTACCTGCAAGCACTCTAGTAAAAATATTTGTGTTATTTCCTTTGCCAAGATTAGAGTTTACCGAATCATCTCCTGTTGCGTAAAGGGAGTCTTGTATTAATCCCAAAGCTCCGAAAAGAGTAGGTTCAATCTTTGTAAAAGTAGGTGAAAAAATAGAGGACCCGTTAGAAGCTGATAAAATAGGTGTAAAATATACTTGTGTAGAGGTGTTTCTATTTGTTTCACCTATACCGAGATAACTAATTATACTAGAGGATAGCGGGGTATTATCTCCACAGGTGTATGCTTTTTTACCGGAGGGGTTCGAAGATAGAGCAAAGGTAGAGTTGAGACCGCCAAATATGTCACTAAATTCAAAGCCTTCTTGAGAAGCAATGCCTGAAAACCCTGGATCTAGGGTCACATAATTGTCACTATAATAAAAAGATGCATTCATGGATTATAATATATCTGGGTTGTCGTTCTCATTGGTATTATAGAAACTGCCTATTCCTAATTCTCCAGAAGAATTTATACCAAACACATTCAAATTCGACTGTTGAGTTATAGGTGTGGGTGATGGAGTATGTGTGATAGAGGGTGAAACAGTTAGAGATGGTGTTGGTGATGCAAATGGTGTACGTGTTAAACTAGGTGTCGGTGTATTAGAAGGTGTTTGAGAAGGTGTTTGAGTTGGAGTAGGTGTATTGGAATTAGTTGGGGAAGGGCTTGGTGTAGATGTACGCGTTGGTGTAGGTGTACGAGTTAGGAACGGTGTAACTGTTGGAGTTTTTGTTGGAGTTTGAGTTGGTGTTGGCGTAATACGTGTAGGTGTTATAGACAGTGTCGGTGTTATGGACGGTGTATTAGAAGGAGTATATGTAATAGTAGGGGTTACCGTTTGGGTAGGCGTTGGGGTTGGCTGGGCGCTTACTAATACAAAATTGGTTAAAAAGGTGGATTGATCATCACTGCTGTTGTTGGTTAACTCCACCACTTCCAGTGTTTTTGACAATGCACCCACAGTTTTTGTGAGTTGTGTTGAATTGATAATTCTCATGTCAACTAAATTTAAGAACGATTCAGGCAGCAAGTTAATTTCAAAGTTATAAACAGTAAACGACAAATTGCCATTCAAAATGGAGACACTTGGATAATATGTTGTAATGTTTTGTGATAGTGGTGAATATTCAAAACTTATGTCTGTGTCAATCAGTGTATTTTCGTTAAATAAAAATGTGTAAGTCTCCGAGTCAATGAATTTTCTTTCAAAAACTTTAATATCATCACCTAATCCGCTATTGTACATTATTTTAAGCGTAGTATATGACACATTATATAGGGCTGAAGTGATAAAATTAATAGTTGTATCACCATTAAAAGTGCAAAGATTGATGTTGTATGTGTAGGTTTGGACGGGGTAATCCCATGGGTAAAATATCTTACCATCCACAGTGTCTATGAAGCTTGAATTGGTGAACAGACTGCCATCTGCAGTGTTTGCATATGTAAATGATTCACCGAAAACAGGATCTAAGAAGAAATAGTGATTTACCAGTGATGGTCTCTCAAGGTTCAATGGACCACTTGAAAGATAGGCATTTACATAATTCACATTATTATTTACTATAATACTATGTATAAACTAATTAATTCTCTCTGCGCAATGAGCCTTCATAGTATTCAAATCTGTTGTGTTCAATGGGCGATATGAGCAAAATACCTGAGTTTAAATCCTTTTCCTTGGTGAGTTGATACATGTATGACATCCAGGTTTGCTCATAGGGATTGGCCCATTTTACGTCAATAAACATCTTCTTATTGCCAGAACGAGAAACTACTTGTGGCCAATTGCAGTAATACACTTCACCACTTGCAAAAGGTATGTTGTTGATGCAACCAATGTGTGTGTACAGGGTTTTAGGAGCATTAGGATCTAGTCCCATTTGTGGCAGCTTGTTGTAATCCGGCCAATATTCATCACGTTTGGCTTGTGGTACATTGTACCATGACCACTGTGTTTTATTATCACCATAAAACTCTGTAAAAGATAGCTTAAGGAAATCAAAGTTATTTTCATTAATGATTTTTAACGAATTTGCGTATAAGTTCTCAACGCGTCTGTTGAACCCGTTCTTGCATGTGTTTTCATGGCCAAGGTAAAAAAACATATCATCTTCAAAAAAGAAATAAAAATCTAAGTTTTCAGACTCAGCATGTTCAGCAATGAACTGTCGACCGCCGCATATGCCCAAGTTGTCTTTTTTGATGTGCGTAAAATTATGTTCTTCACAAAGCTTTTTATACTGTTCAAATGTGGATGCATCAGTAGAGTTATCAAGCAAATATTTTTTAGGTTTTAGTATGAACTCTTTATCATATAATTCCATACTGTGTATTAATGTTTTGAACTGATTGGGTGAATTGAAGGTTATAACATACAAGCCTGTGTTGTTTGTATTTAGCGAAATAGAGGACGTTGCATTGTTACTCTCGCTCAACACTGTTAAGTTATTATTTTTTAAGTTCTCAAAAAATGTACCTAAAAGACCGTCAGAATTAATCTCAAAATAGTTAACCTTGTCTCCATATTTGTATGTTATGATGCTAAATATGGATTCTTCTGTGCCCATCAGACCAGAGTCAAGAGTGCTTATGAGAAGATTGTAGTATATTGTGTTGATATCAGAGATGCTTTCCTTGGGTCCGCCAAACAATCCACCTCTTGCAACTTTCTTTACTGTGGTGCCTGCCAACTTATTAATTTCATCAAACTTGAAACCATGGATCTCATTATTGGCCTCATAGGGAAAGCAGATAAACGTAAATTTGGTGATGTACTTCTCCAGGTTATTAAACACCTTGTCATGGGTGAAGTATCCAGGATGCACAGTGTTGGTTATGCCACCATCCAGCCAGAATAAGAACTTGGAATCAAACTTGTCTAAGATTTTAGCATCATTAAGCATAAACATCTTGGACATTACCAAAGGATTGTACATGTCGAGTTTTGCCTGTGTTGATTCAGTGAGCCAGCCTGCCAGGTTAAACCAGTTTGGATCAGTTCTGAGTTTCTGTATCAATGCATAATATTGGTTATCCTTAAACCATTTCAAAGGTCTCTCGATGAATTGTGTATTTTTATCACTTCTTACTTTGTAAACAACATCTCTGAGTTCTTTATCACCAAAAATAATTAAATTGTTTTCAACTTGGAGTAGTTTGTTGAAATTGTCCAGGTAGTGTGAATAATTACGAGACCATCCTTCAGTGAGTTGTCCCCTGCCCAGATCCCAGATGCCTGTGACCAATGTGATTGGATTTTCATATCTGGGTGTTTCAGTGATAACTTTCACTGTGGCATTTTTACGATACACACCAAGCTGATCACATACAACTGTTATGTTAGGAAAAACATTTTTGGTATAAAAGAAATCCCATGCAGCTTTTTCTACCCCAGGCAGGTCAGGTCTTTTGTAGTCATGAAATACAATGAAACCGCCATCACTAACTCTGTCATAGATTTTTTGAAGAGAATCATATATTGATTCATAGAAATCACCATCAAGAAATGCAAATGATATTTTAGATGGAATGTCAGTATCTGCAACATCTTTAAACCACCCTTTTGTGATGATAGGTTTTTTGAGACCATTTTGTTCAAAATTTTGTTCCAGAATTTCGACAGTTGATTTGAGAGTACCCGGTCTCCATGCAGTATTTTTTTCATGTTCACTTAATTGAGGTAATCCTTCAAAAGAATCATACACATGCAATTCTTTATTGCTCTTGAGCTCATCAAGCATCATTCTTAGATATTTGGAAGACTCGCCCACATAGCAGCCAAATTCTACCACATCTCCTTCTATGTTCTCTGTAACCGCTTGTTCAAGAAATGTAATGAGATGTTTGATCTGTTCGTGTGAAATGATACTTGCATCAACGCACTTGTTAGGTCTCGATAAAAGCTTATCCGCAGTACAAAAGGACATAAAATATTTTATATATTTTTATTTCAATATCAACTATTAGTCTTGTTGTGGTAAGGGGTTATTATTAATATATGCATCACCATTAATTTCAGGCTGCGATCGCGCTGAATAAAGATATTTTCTAGATGCATCAGTATGACCAACATATGGCCCTTCACCAATATTACCGTATAAATATGTTCCCCAATTATCTCTAACGTCTATCCATTTAGACTTGGCTATTATACTCCTGTAAGTGGTAATCATAACATCTTCAACATCATGACAGCCGTGCCCGACATTATTGTGCACAGATTCAAGATAATTTTTATACCATTCCCTAAATTTACTTGTACGGTGTATAGCTGGGTTGTTCGACCACCTGCAAGTAGTCACAAGATTCATTTCCTTTACGCGATCTTCTCTCTCAAATGGTGTAGTTATATCATCAACATCTCTACAAATCTCGCATCCCCTCATAATATTATCATCTTTATTAAAGTATACAGAGTTTATAAAAGAATATTTCTTAAAAGCATGTAGAATAGACTCAAAATCAATACTATCTTTTTCAAGAAATACCCAATCATGTTCTAAGAACATAAGGTACGGCGTAGTAATATCCTCTAGAGCATGTTTAACTGTATCAATTAACCCGTATTTTACAAATTTTATATGATTTGTAATGTAGTCATTACGATTATAAAAATAATGTATTAACGGTAGGAGGGGATTTTCAATGTTTGGGTTATGATCATAATATACTAAAAATTTACATTTTTTAAGTCGAGATGGCAGACTGTGTAGCAGATATCTCAAGTAATGGAGAAAATTATCTGCAAAGTGGCCAGCAATAACAATTGTTAAATCGCGCTCAAGTTCATATTGCCTTAAATAGTCGTTTGCAATATAACCTTCTAGATATTTATGATAGCAACCATTTATCATTTGGTCATAATTTACAGGACCTCGAGGGTCTAATGTGGATACAAAGCCTACTGCGTGATGAATTGTGATAGGTGTAGCACAAAAAGTTTTAAACCCTTTGAAATTAAGTAAAGGTAGAATATCGTCAATTGCTAAATAATCTCTTGTATAGCAAAAATTATCCAAAATATATTGCATGGCTTCTTTTTTGATTAAGTATGCCCAAGCTCCTGTACTTTTATTAACAAGACTTATATTTTGTGTATAAGGAATGAGATGGGTTTTTGGGCAACAACCAAACAAAAATATGTCCCAATCAAGAGTATCGAGCTCCTGCTTAAGTGTACCTAGATGCTCTGCTGCAGTAACACTAGCCCCAGTATATTGTTTAATAGTGTCTAATATTTCAAAATCGTCTTCCGCGACGAAGATTAATTCACAGCCTTCTTGTATAGCTTTTTCAAAAACTGCTTTTTGACTTTTAGTTGCAGTACATTGTCTTAATTCATCAGTTAACCCCGAAAACCGTTCTAGATTTTTAATATTGTATTTGTTAATTTGCTTCTCAACGTGTTCATTTCTATCTGTAGATGTATCAAGATTAATATAAAAGCCTTTATCAGCCAAAGAGATATCAAGTATAGAGAACATAATTAAGGTAAATCGTAATTACGAGCTTTACGATCTTCGTAAACTTTATAATCCTCATGTTGAAATTGATTGCTTCTCCATGCTATATCATCACTAACAAAATCGTGAGTAAACAATTGCATGCTAATATATTTATTTTTTCCTAACTTCTTCTTAATATCTGTAAATTCGTTATCACAAAATAATCCTCTATATGAAGGATGGTAGAGATAATTAAATCTTTTATAGTATTTGTATCCTAAGATGCACATAATATCCAGTTTATCTTCCCCATCCCACATTGGTGTAGAGTACTGAATACTACCATCAGTATCAGGAAAAAATTCTTCCATATTACTTAAGATAATATCATCATAACCTTGAACATATGGTATTAAGTCATCGCTTGCAAGTAAGATCACATCAAACTGTTTGCCTTCTAAGTTAGCATTCATAGCTTCAATTTTACTCTTACTTTGACCGTAGTTTATTTCACAAATATCAGAATAAGGAGCTAAAAACTGACGAATAATTTCGTTGTTAATTGATTCATCATCTTGATCGAAAGTAAATACAAACTTTACATCGCGTTTTTTAGATAATAACTCTATATATCTATTAAATGTACTTTTAAACTTTTCAGGTCTTCCTCTTTCAGGAAACTTAATCAACAAAGTCATCTAAGTATTTAATAATATTTACCTTTGTTTTCAAAGGTATACCTATCTTCATAATGATGTTCAGGATAGAAAATTAATGGTTTTTCTTTTGTTGTAAATCCTAGCTGTGGCAAAGAAAAAGATAAATTTGCATATATAAGACTTTCCGGGCCTTCACCTAAATCTTTCCTATATCCTAAAATTGTAAAATAGTTCCACTTTTCAAATACATCTAACAAGTCTTGAGATGTTTCGCCCATAAAAAACATTGAAGGACCGTCCGGTATATCGTATTGCCTGTCTGTAAAGTTAAAATTAAAATGTTTTATATATTTGTCATGAAATTGAAAAACTTCTGCTCTGGCTCCCGGTTCATATCTAAATACCGCAGCATTAGTACCTAATACCTTAGGCTCATAGAGATTGTTCATGTAATTAATTACCATGTCCTTACTAATGGACGGATGTGCTACAACATCTGCATCTACACAATAACAGCCACAATAACCATCTAAACCGGCTTGACGTACTAAGAACCTACGAACATTAAAAGGATATAATCTTGGGTAAATCCCTGTAGGATCTTCTGGATATAATTCATATTGTAATGATTCAGGTACATCTCTTCTTATTTCATTAACATCAAATATCTTAATCTTAGAATTACTTGAATATTCTTTATACTCATTAACATCGTTAGTTAGAATATATAGGGGTATGTCTTGTTTGTCTAGTTCAAGATTTAAGTATGAGGCAATAACATTAGCTTTACTTCTCTTAATATAGTTTGGGTAGGTGGCTTCTACAGCTATGCAATATTTGTTGCTCATTTTTTAGCTTACTGCATTACTTAAATACCCTACTATAGGCTCAGCCCAGCCTTTAGATTGGCTATGTGGCCACACAATCCAACTGTGTGGTGTCTCTTCTGCATTGAACTCCCGCCACACTTTGCAGTACTTGTCAGGATCGTTGAGCATTCTATTGATTTCCTCTGCATCAGCATCTTTGCGATACACATCTTTGCCTGATTTGTCCTTGAAAGCCACGCACCAGAAATCATAATCTTTTTCTGGCACTTTGTCATACCCCACATCAATGCAATGTTTGAAGATTCTTAAGAACGACTTGTCATATTCTTCTGGTGTTAATGTGGAGTTGGGGTTGGGTGCATACAGATTGTCAAGGGTATGGCGCTGAACTGCTCGCCTTTTAAAGCAAAGCCCAGAGTATTTCTCATAATCTGCTAATGATCTTACTTTGCCAAAGTCGTATATGCCAAAATCAATGTCCTTCTTTTCACCATCCATTTCAAACAACTTGCGGTTGCGTGCATGAGATGAAGTGTTCATTTGACCCCATTCAGTTATATCATCCCAATGCTTGGTCCTGCCTTTGCGTGTATACTCATGCCAAGCCACCACAATATGAGGATGAAATATGTCATATCCCCATGTGTATGATCTCACAGCCAGGTTTATCTCTTCACCATGGAAGTAATAGTATGGATCATATGGCACATCTTTGATCCACTGACCCAGGGTAAAGATAAAGTGCGCTGATACAAAGCGACCGGGAACAGGTAGTGATAATGATTTATATTCATCAATTGAAGCAGGCAGAAAGAACACTGCACCTTCTGGAATAAACCTATCAAAATTCATTTTCCATGGAATGTTGATGCGTGCTTGTGGATCATTATCTGGATCAAAACTGGATATATAACCTGTTAGTAAAGGTTTTTCATGGCCTTTGTCTTGCAAAGCTTTGATCATGGCAATGCATTTTTCATCCCAATCCTTGGCAAACCGATGATGACTGTCAAGCTGTAGATGATATTTCTCATTCTTATATAGTCCTTGTATGCTGCTTCTGGCCCAACAAGTGCCTTTGCTTTCTTTGTAAGGTATGTCCAGCACTCTGAATCTTTTGTCTTTGGCAAATTCTTCCAACGATTCCTTGTCATCTCTTTGCCAAGCTATGCCAAAAACTAAATTCTCTGGATGCTTGGCCTTAGCAATGCAATCTCTTATGGTTGGTAACAATTGTGGATCTCTATATGAAGCAATAGAAATAAATATTTTTTCGTTAGGCTGTTTTTTCACTAGAATATTTTAATATAGGGTTATCTTAAATCAAGACTAGTGGTATTTACTATTTATAATTGAATGTACGCGCCTTTATCGCTGTTACTGAGGAATGTAATATATTTACCATTATAATATATAGGAGCTGACCAAGACCCTGTAAATGGTAGATTCATTGTAGTCCAAATCTGGATAACATAGGTGAAAAACCAGGCAACATATATGATATAGATTGGTACAAGCTCAAAGATGCATTCTCTAATCCAAAAGAAACAAATGTTAACAATGCAAATAAACTGAGCTACAATTACATCATACCTGCAATCTGTAGGATTTACTGCTGTGGGCGGGGTGACCCCGCCGCCTCCAGTACTCCATGGTGCCCACCGGTGTTTGAAACATTTGTTACATGCTAACGGGAACCTTGAAGTTGCCGAGTAATAATTCAATCTTTGAGAGAGTGTATTATGCTGTGTAGCTTCCAGATGTTAAATACTGCAGAATTGTGCTGGAACCAAATGTTATGACTTGTGGTGCACCTGTGGTAATACCGGTGTAATTGACAGTTGGAATGGATAATACTACAACACCTGAACCACCATCACCACCTCCTGGACTCCCAGAGTAACCTGATGTGCCACCACCTCCTCCACCAGTATATGCAACACCATTGCCACCTTTAGTAAAGTCTGCTTTGCCTGCACCTCCTCCACCCAATCCACCTGTGCCTCCTGTGTTGTTGTTGTTGCAACCGCCACCTCCACCACCTGCAATCCAGTAATTGCCTGCAGAAAGTTGACCCACAGTTGAACCTGCTATTGGATTAATTATGCCCATGCCTCCATGGCCTCCTGGCAAGTCGTGTCCTGTGCTCCAGCCACCTGGTGCACCTGCTCCACCACCTCCACCTGTATAAAAACCAACACCACCACTGTTTCCTTGTGTTAGTGTTCCTAAGCCTTGAGTGTCAGTATACATGTTGGATCCTGCTCCACTTCCACCATCACATGGCCATGGACGATCAGGTGCAGGAAATCCAGGAGAGTATGGTGTACCACCACCAACGGCAGTTAAGCCAAATGCTATGCTATTTTTTCCTATGCTGTCTAAGATGTTTGAAGTGTCAGTTACACCTTGTGCACTTGTGCCAACAACAAAATTATATGTCGCATTGGGATAGACCTGTATGGAAGATGATAATACACCGCCTGCTCCTCCTCCACCACCGCCCCCGTGCCCTCCACCACCACCTGCTACAATGAGATAACTAATGGTATATGGCAAAGGTGGGGGGGTAGGAGTAACGTCTGGTCCGCCGTCTGTAATAGACCAGAATCTGGTATTTACAAGAGTATCTCGAGCTACCCCACCGTCTACATTATACTTCGAATCACCTCCGTCAAAATATCTAAATGTTGATCTTGAAGATGCATTGGATGCTAGATTTATTAAAAGATTTGAATATGCGGAAGTAGCAAGAGTAACGCTTCTAAATGTATTTACAAAAAAAGATTGCAACTGCGGATAAAATAAAGCTGAAGGAATATCTGTTAGTGTTTTACATCTTTCAAAAGTACCTTCAAAACTTGCATTAATATTTATTCCATCATCATAGAATAAGTCTGACGGTATTGCAGATAACCCGCTACATCCTCTAAATGCATTTGTAAACGTACTTATATTAGTATTATGTTTAAATAAATCTCCCGGAATAGAGCTTAAATTTACACAATCAGAGAATAAACTGGTGTAACCAGCTATTCGAATAATCTTACCTATAGGTGACGTCCAGTATAAAAATGAAGCTTGTTGTGCTGTTGCAAACGGGGTGCCAACACGTATAAAGTTAGTACTACCTGTGCTTCCAAAACTACCTGTTATTTTTACTATATAAGAGCCGGCAGATCCGTAGGTATTAGTTTTTGTTCCTGTTGTAGTATAGGTTTGTACATTACCATCACCCCAATCAATAGTAATATTAGGGGAATTTCCTCCTATATTTACAGCAAATGATTGACTAGCTCCGGTTGTTTTAATACCCATATCCCACGAGCTTGGAGCACGTGTTGATGTAGGAGTTTGAGTATTAGTAGGAGTTTGAGTATTAGTAGGCGTCTGAGTGTTAGTAGGTGTTTGTGTCGGGGTCTGAGTAGGAGTTTGAGTATTAGTAGGCGTCTGAGTGGAAGTTTGAGTGGAAGTTTGAGTGGAAGTTTG